TATTGCTGATTACATTGGCAAAAGAGGCAATAGTAAATACGTGCTAATTGATCAACAAGGTAATAAACACAAAGTTAAGTTTAGCAGTTTAATATTCACTAATAAATAGAAAGAATGGAAAACAAGACAGTAAAAGAATTTGATGGGAATGATGCAAAAGTGTTATATGATGAATTTAAAGAAAAAACACCTACTCATAAAACAATGATTGCAAGTGAGTTTTGGCTCAACTATCGAACTTGGTAAGAAGATGTCAATTAAAAGTAAAGAGAAAAACAGAATTGCACATTTAAAAGAGAACTTATCAGATAAAACCCGTTTAAAGATGAGTGAAAGTGCAAAAAAAAAGATGAACAAAATAAAATGTTATGGTGTTAATGTAAGCGAGTAGTGGCATGTTGAACATGAGAAAACTCCGAACTCCACTGCATACGGCAGGAGATAACCAGTGAAAGCTGTTAGGTTGGTAGACATGGGAAAAAGGGTTAACAGTACCGCCATCAAACCAGTAACCCCGAAAGACCCGAAGTTATCGCCAGTACTGCCAAGGGAGCAAGCCAAATTTGCATAGACGGAGTGCAGGTCTAAGTGCGTGGTTGGTGCGTAGATAAATCACTACATAAAGCAGAATTCGGGTTACGGCTACATTAACACCATTTTTATTTAAAATTATGAAAAAGATAATAACAGGAGTCACAGTCGAAGAGCAAATGAGAAAAGCGAAAGAGATTCTCGAAACCATTATTATTCCAAGAAATGAAGAATTCTTAAGAAGAAAAGATAATTTTTTGTAACCTTTATTACTAATTTTCGTATAATATTCAAATAAATTTAATATATTTACGTTATGAATAACAATATAAATGAAACAGCAAGGAAAATCGCAAGAATGGGTTCTGCTAACCTCAGAGAATTAGAGACTGCTCTTATGGAGAACGGCATAGTTGGAACACTATACAAAACCAACACTGATAGTATTTTCGAAGAAGACAAGAAATGCACGTTGTTCCTAAGAAAGTCTGGTAATCTCAAATTACGACTTATGAAAGTAATTAAGGAAGAATTTGGTTTAGGACTTAGAGAAGCAAAAGATTTCGTTAATAGTGCGCCATGTGTATTGAAAGAGAATATGGATAATGATAGGGCAGAAGAAATCGCTATGGCAATTAGGAAAGAAACCGATGCAAAAATTGAAATTCATTATCATGAATAAAGAACTTTGGGAAATATTAGTACCTGCTTCAAATAACAAAGATTTGAAGTTTAGCTATGACCATCATAAGGCATGGGATGCTTTTGTGAAGAAGACAACTGGTGGTGTAACTGTTATGAAGACAGCCAAGGGTCAGTGGGTGAGTCCCGATGGTGAATTGTATGTTGATAGAATGATACCTTGTAGAATTGTTTGTAGTGAAGAGCAGATATCAGACATTATTGATTTCACCATTGAGCATTATAAGCAGGAGGCTGTGTTAGCATATAGGATAAGTACAAATGTAATACTAAGACATAAAAAATGATGGAAAAACCAACAATTAAAATCCAGACAGATGACGACATGTCAATGCAGTCTAAACTTGAAGGCACAATATGTGATGAATTAAAAACCGTTGATTTCAGATATAAAACCCAAATGCGTGGAGATACGCTGATTCGACTATATCCATGTGATATTGACGAATTAATTGAGTTTCTGGAAAATGCAAAAACGTTCTTAGAAAAATAGGTCATGAAATAAATAATTATAGATATAAAGAATTGTGATGATTGTCCACATTGTAGCCACACTGGAGCATTTACCAAGGGCGGGGCAAAACCCAGTTGTGACCATGATGAAACAGTAAAGCTAAAAGGTGGTGATTGTTTTGATAGGGTGATACCATATAAAACAGATTATGATGGGATGCGTCCCAGTAAAGTTCCTAAAAAGATACCTGAGTGGTGTCCACAATAAATTAAATATGAAACTATTTGTCGCTGATACAAGAGAGAAAGGAAATAAGTCACCAACTGATTACCATTGGTGTGATGACAGTGATTTGTTAATGTTCGGACAATTCCAGATAGGGAATGGAAACCCAAGTGAGGTTGGAATGTGTGGAATAAACAGTAGAAAATTTACCACACATATTCTGGTTAAAGATATAAATATTAACAAAGAATTCTATAAGGAGATGATTACCGAGAGCGTTGAAGATACGATGAAATGTAAAATAGATGGGAGCGGAGACTATGAAATTGAAATGGGTTTTTCTCATCATTTTAACATTAACGATATAATGAACGAATTGCTTGAAAAAGCAAATAAGTTTACTGACGGTCAGAAAGTCAGATGTTTTGGACGAGAACTGACTGCGATTTAATTGGAAGGGTGCTGGAGTGGTCGAACAGGACGGACTGCTAATCCGTTGTACCTTAATTGTGTACCGAGGGTTCGAATCCCTCTCCTTCCGCCATTAGTCGTTTTCTGTACTTTCTAGTATTTATGAGAAAGTACATATTATGACAAGAAAAGAAAAGAACTATCACTTCATCTATAAGACTACAAATATTTTAACGGGTAGTTATTATTATGGGATGCATAGTACAGATAACCTCGATGATGCTTATTTGGGGTCAGGTAGACGATTAAGATACTCAATTAATAAATATGGTAAGGACGTTCATCAACGAGAAATTGTTGAATTTTGTCAAGACCGAAGTTTGTTGAAGCAACGTGAGAAAGATTTAATCATATTAAACGAAATAGCTAAGAAAGATTATATGAATTTAAAGGTTGGTGGAGTAGGTGGATTCATTTCGGACGAACAGCAAAGACATCGTTCAAGTTGTGCAGGAAAAGCACATATGAAAAAATTTAGAGAAGATGATGAGTTTAGAATTAAATTTTGTGAAAATCAATCATTAATGTGTAAAGATAGATGGAAAAATGGGGTTTATGATAATGTTAATCATGCAACATTTTTAAATAAAAAACATTCTAAAGAAACTAAAGAAAAAATGAGTGAATCTCATAAAGGTAAGGGAATGGGTAAAATGAACACACAATTTGGAACTTGTTGGGTTACAGATGAAACCACGAATAGAAAAATTAAATTGATTGAGTTAGATTATTTCATTAAAAATGGGTGGATACGAGGAAGAACATTTTCTCGCTAAATGTTTGGACATTAATAAAATTTGGCATATATTGTAGTCAGTATTTATATGAATGAAATACGAATACAACAGAATCAAAATAGAATTCGCTTTAGTACAGGAATTACTGGACGAATTAAACACATTAGGTGAACTTGAATGGGAAATCATTCATTACGAAGAAAAGAAACCAGAGAAATTTGGTGATAAATATCAGGTATTAGTAATTGTTAAACGAATAAAACCGACATGAGTAAGATTAGAAAAGCAGTTGTTATTTCAGAAGAATTTAGTGCAATGACACTATTAAAACCTTTTTCGGGAAACTATGACAATCAATTATTTGTTGTTCATGAAGATGCTCATGGAGAAGCACGTATGACAATTGAACGAATTGATGATATAAAAAAGAAATTAAGTCTTTGTGACGAAGAGTTCGATAAGATTCTTAATAATTTGGGTGTATGAAATACATTGCACAGACACTTGGTGGTGTGGTTACAATAACCCCAGACATCTATGAAGACAAACGTGGATATTTTTTCGAATCATTCGACCCTAAAGAATTTGAAGAAAGGGTTTGTAGATTCAATGTGGTTCAAGAAAACGAATCTAAATCAAAAAATAGAGTTCTTCGTGGACTCCATTATCAACTTCCACCATATAATCAAGCTAAACTGGTTCGAGTCGTAAAAGGGATGGTGTTAGATGTAGTTGTTGATATTAGAACTGATTCAGATACATATGGACAACATATGTCATTCTTTTTAACTGATGATGATAATGCACAATTATTTATTCCCAGAGGGTTTGCTCATGGGTTTATTGCTATGAGTAAAAACGTAAGATTCCAATACAAAGTCGATAACATATATGCGCCAAAGCATGAGTCTGGATTGATTTATAACGATTCATTCCTAAACATTGACTGGCACATACAGAACCCAATTATTAGTGATAAGGATAAGGAATTGCCTGAAATGAGAGAAGTCCAACACTATACCAAAGAACAATGGGAAAGAAATCCATAGAAATTTGTAACATGACATTAAAGAGAAGTATGTTTACAACAGATTTTTTTATTGAAAGAGCAATTGAAATTCATGGCGATAAATATAATTATTCAAAAGTTAATTATATTAACGCTAATACTAAAGTAATAATCATTTGTCCCACTCATGGAGAATTTAAACAAACACCATCAAAACATTTATCTGGTCAAAATTGTCCTATATGTTCTGGCAATAAAAAAATTTCAACTAATGAATTTATAGAAACAGCAAAAAAGATTCATGGTGATAAATATGATTACTGTAAATCAAAATACGATGGTGCACTTGAACAAACAACAATAATTTGTCCAAATCATGGAGAATTCAAACAAAGATGTAGTGACCATTTGAAAGGAAAAGGATGTCCCAAGTGTGTGGGGAAAAAACAATAAGGGAATTTTTAGATATGAATGATATAAAATATCTAAAACAAAAAACCTTTAAAGGTTGTAAACAAAAAAAGAAATTACGTTTCGATTTTTATGTCCCATCACTAAATGCTTGCATAGAATTTGATGGACTTCAACATTATAAACCAATTGAAAGATTTGGGGGAGAAATGGGTCTCATTGAAACCAAAACAAATGATAAAATAAAAAATGAATTTTGTAAGAATAATGATATTCAACTACACAGAATTAAATATGGTGATGATATTATTAAGAAATTAAATGTGATTTTTTTGTAACCTTTTTAATTTCTTATCGTATAAGTAAAAAAGATTAATATGAAAAAAGAAATGAACATATCAATAACAGAAATTTTTATGAGTAAAGCTGGTATTGGTAATAAAGGTTTTGATAGATGTTTCCACGGCACTATTCGCAGAGAAAAAGATGCTGATGGTAATCCTGTTGTTTATGGTAAGATAAAGGTTAATGATGGGTATATTTACGCAACAGCGAAAGACCAGTGGGAACTTGGGGATAAATTAGATAGTATGGTTATCATGATACTTGATGATGGATTACATGCAAGTGTTGGAAGAAATTCAATTATTGCTAATACCTTGTTTTCACTAAATTAGATGAAAGATTTTGAACTATTAAAACGAACCTATCCTGTTTCGGAATTCAATCGAAACTGTGATGGGTATATTTATATATTGGACAACACAACAGGATGGGAAAGAAAAATGTTTAAGATAAAGATAGGTGAACTTCAACGTGAAATCAAAACTGGTGAGAAATACATTTACCAAGTAGCAAAGGAAGGAAAAGAATTTAAGATAATGTCGATGTGTTTCGATAATTACGCAATAATAAGAAAACATATATTTGGAATCGATGACGAATAATATGAAATTATATCAAGCAACATTAGAAACCGTACCGAATAATTGTTATGTGGAAACAGTATTGGTTATTGCAGAAAATGAAGAAAACGCACATAAACAACTTATTGAGAAAAATGGTCAATGGGGTGTAACCTACACAAAACCATTAAAAGAAATCGATAAGAGTATTGAACGTGTGTTAAAACAGCACAAGTTCCTAAAAGACTAAGTTTAATTAAAGAAAAGGGGAGTTCGCTTCCCTTTTTTCTTGCATCTTATTTTAAATTTGTGTAGTTTTACAGAAAATAATTTTATTCTAATCACATATGGAATGCAAGAAAATGACAAATTAAATCCAGAAGAACCACAAGTATCCAAACTAAATACTGTTCCAGTTAACGCAGAAGAACTTGAAGACGAAGAACTAACAATGAAAGATGTTGAAGACGTATCTGGGGCATCTGAAGAAGAACTTAAAGCACAGCTCGAAGAAACAATGGCTGAGTTTCAAGCCGAAGACCTTAATAAAAAGAATTACCTGAAAATATCTCCGACTTTCTACGTTCAAGCAGTTGAAACCGAAGAAGAACTGGAAGATGGGGAAGAAAAAACCGAATTATTCAAGATTCTTAACCCAAAAACCCAAGAAGTTGAAACCAGAGAACTCACCGATGAAGAGAAAAAAGAAATTTATGTTCTTGAACTCAAGAAATCAAAACAGAGATTCCAACCCATTAAACACAATGGTAATAAAACAATAAATCAATTTGATGCCAAGTATAAAGCAAAGCGTCAACGCAGAAATAAATTGGCTAAAGCCAGTCGTAAAGCAAATAGATAATGGATAACTCATACTATTCACAAATAGTTCCAAATAGCCATGCATATGGTAGTTTAAGGAATTTTTTAATCATGTACGAATATCATAGTCATCGTACAGACGAACTCACTCCAGAATATATTATTACTGGTCTGAAGAACACACTAAAGAACGAAATGGAAATCAAGCTAATTGGTGAACCAGTGAATGCAGGAGCGTTTTTCACATCAATTAAGAATATGATTGAGTATGTCGAAAAACCAGATTTCAATTTAGAATCATTTATTGTGATTGTGGGAAACACATTGAAAAGTAATATCGATTTAAAATTTAAACATAAAATGAATAGAGAAGAAGTATATGATAGGATTGATACCGAAAGAGATTATCAAGACCTGAAATGGAGTCCACGCAGAGAAAAAAATAACACACCAGATGAAAGTAAACCACCTGCGGAATGGATAAATTATATCGAATACCATATCAGTAAGGCAAAAAATGAGGTTTATTTACTCAATGATGACCTTGCACTTGCCGAAGTACGTAAAGTAGCTGCACTTGCTGTAAGATGTCTTGAGATTCATGGTTGTCCTGAAAGAGAAATCCCTGAAGATTTACTTAACGGTGAATAATGGACATAAATTTTGACGACACATATTGGGACAGACTCAGGGGTTTTGTTACAGAACTCCGAGTCGATACCCGTTGGGTTCTTCGAGAAGAAGAAACCGATACACCTCTGGGGTCATTGAGAATAGTGAGTCACCCCGACTTGCCCCCGGGTAATCTACGAGCCGTTTTCACCTACGTTATAACAATAAATGAAAAAAACGAAGCACAGAAGATGCAAGCCACAGAGGATTATCAAATGGAAATGGAAGAACTGGAAGTCTATTCAGTAGATAATGATATTAAAACCGAAACCGAAACAGTTGAAGCACCATATAAAGAACTCGAAGAAATCTTCGGAGTAAAAGTATTCCAATGATAAACATATTTGAACCATTTGTTAAGGATAATGAGTTATGTGTAAACGCAGACGATTGGCGGGAAATCGTAGCCAGTTATACGCAAGAACATATAATCCAGCAAATCAGTGACGCAATTGTGGAATACAAAATCAAATTACCTTATAGAGAGATAAGTATTGAGGATGTGAATCGTGACTATGAGACACTTAAGAGCATTAAATTGGGTGACCCATATCATGAGGGCGAATGGGGTGCGAAATTCGATTACAAATACGATTTTAATCCCAGATATATAGGTACATCAAATGCTGGTAACAAAGCCAGTGATTATTTCCATCAGGAACAGCGTTGGAAATGTGATGCCACTGGTTATCCGAGTCCGCAAAAAACATGGGAGACCGAGAGATTCCGTTTAACACTGTTTAAGGCACTTTTTAGTTTGAAGGTAAAAGAGATTAATCCACAGGTGTTGAGGTCAATGATATCGCTTAGAAAGTATATCGCAGCGCAATTCAGACCAAGCGCAGCAAAAGCAATATATGATTATTTTCAAGCGGAAACTGTATTAGATTTTAGTATGGGATGGGGTGATAGAATACTGGGTGCACATGCTAGTGAATATGTGAAAAAATATGTTGGGTTTGACCCCAACGTCAACCTACTTCCAGCTTATGCAGCGCAAATAAAACACTATAATTCAATTGGTAACCCAATGGAATTTTCAATTTATCCACATTGTGCAGAAGACCCAAATATACCAGTAAATGATGAGTTTGATTTAATTTTCACATCTCCACCGTATTTCGATAAGGAGAAATATAATCAAAGTGAAATGCAATCATATAAAAAGTATAAGGCGTTCGATGATTGGATGCAAAACTTCTTATTTAAAACACTGGAACTCCGCACACCAAATCTGAAGTCAGGTGGACATCTTGTAATTAATATCAGTGATATCTATACAAGAAAAAAACGATATGAAATTTGTGACGGCATGAACGATTATATTGCCAGTACAGGTCAATTTGAATATAAGGGTGCTATTGGTTTAAAAATGCCTAAAAGACCCATGAGTAAATCATCAAATACTGTTGGTGTTTATGGAGAACCATGCTGGGTCTGGAAGAAAATATAATTTTAATTAAAACAGAAAAATGGAAAGAAAATACAAATTATTGGTTATTGGTCATATGCGACACGGTAAAGACACCGTTGCTGAAATGATTGAAGAACAAACTGAAATGTCATTTAAGAGCAGTTCTGAAATGGCAGCAGAAATATTCATTTATGATGAACTAAAAGATAAATATGGTTATTCATCATTTATGGAATGTTTTGAAGACAGAATGAATCATCGTGCGGAATGGCATGACCTGATAAAAAATTACAACAATCCAGATAAGGCAAGACTGGCTAAAGAAATTCTTAAACATAATGATATGTATGTTGGAATGCGTAGTCAAGCAGAAATTGATAAATGCATTGAAGACGATATTTTTGATATGATTATAGGTGTTTTCGACCCAACCAAACCATTAGAACCAAAAGATTCATTTGATATCGACCTTTTTGATTCGAGTGACATCATAATTCCTACAGGAGATTTGGAAACCGTGAAACGAAAGGTTAGAAAATTATGTACCCATCTTTTAGAAGAAAAACTTATTGTACCACAATTATAATAAATTCATTGATATGAAAACATTAAAGATTGGGTTAGATATTGACGGAGTTATTGCTGATTTTACATTGGCATGGCATCGATTATATCCCGAAGTAAACCCAACACCCAATACTTGGTATCTCGACCCTAAAATTGGTGATAGATTCAAGGCAATGCGTGAAGCCGATACATTAGATGAGTTTTATCTAAACATTCCCACACTAATAAACCCAAAAGAAATACCTTTTGACCCCTGTTGTTACATTACATCAAGACCAGTCTCACGTGAAATAACCGAGGAATGGTTAAAAAGAAATGGTTTCCCCCCAAAAAAGGTATTCAGTGTCGGACTTAGGATGAGTAAGGTTGAAGCAGCTAAAGAAGCTGGTGTTGAGATATTTGTAGATGACCACTATGAAAATTTTAATGAATTAAATGGGGCTGGTATTACAACATACCTATTTACAGCATCTTGGAATATCATGTATGATGTCGGTCACATGAGACTCAACTCATTGAAAGACATTCTTTTAGTTCATCATTAAATTGGTCTTATTTTTGTGATTATTATTGACTGATTAGGCGTTGCAAAGTATTTATAATCGGAACATAATTGTTACATGAAAAAAGAAAAGAAATGGGAAGTATAATAAATGACATCGTTGACCAAATCGATGTTAAACCAAATAAATCTAAATTAATTCTTAAATGGGTTATAGGGGTTTCAAGCACTCTAATACTCACAGCATTTACATTGGGTCAATTCAAAGCGTCTTTCTTTAATAGAATGGATGGTTTCGAAAAAACATTGAATAACAACACTGTTGCTATAAATAATAACACAACCGCTATCAATGAACTTAAAACCGATGTGGGGGAGGGTTTCAACAATGTTGATTTGAAAATTGATAAGGTGTATGATGACGCTCTTATTATTTCTGATGATTATCGGGAATACAATAGAAAACAACTCGAATTAGTTGTGGATTATGGACAGGAAAATAAGGGAATGCTTAAAAGAATGTTGGAAATCAATGCACTTGAAAACAAGCAAGCCATCGCAAATCAGGTTGAAAAAGTAAGAAAAGAAAACCCAGAGTTCGGTATTGGGGTTCAAAAAATAGTCGATGATATGCCAGCGAACAGCGATGAATATCATAATATAGTGTATTTTATAAATATCGAATCAAATGACACGATATTTCAAGTGAGGGGAGCGACCCGAAATTTTATTAATAATATAAATAAGGAAAAATATCAAGTCGGGGCGATAATTGAAAATCCAGACCATCATAAACGGTATGATTTTTCCTACAGTAATAAATGATGTGAATGAAAAAAATATGTCCGAAGAGATACTCTAAACATGAATTTCTAAATTACCTTGAAAAACATAAAGTCGCTGAAAATATAGTTGAAGATTTTAAATCGTTACCTGAAGAAATAGTTCGAAGTGGTGATACGTTTAGGTTGGATATTAATTTGACTTGGTATCCCGAAAACGAAACCCATTATGATTTCGAGATGAATTATTATTCGGAAGATACTGTAGAATATCTTTTTAATTCAAAAATATTTACTAATATTGTATCAAGTATTAACTATTTGCTTTGTGAATTAACCAATAATAATTATATTAAGGGGGAATGCGAGGGGTGAAAATTTATGTAAATGCTTTTAAAAATGAATAAAACATCGATTTGTGTAATCTCTGATACACACAATAAACATCGATACATTGGTCTTAATGAATATGAAGCCGATGTACTTGTGCATTGCGGTGATATTAGCAGTAATGGTGGCATTGCAGCTATTACTGATTTTGTGGATTGGTTTGCTGGATTAAAACAATTTAAATATAAAATTTTTATCGCAGGTAATCATGATTGGCTTTTTCAGAAAAACAATAGTTTGGCGAGGAAAGTTGTTGAAGACGTGAGTGAAGGCGATGTCATTTATCTGGAAAACGAAAGCGTTGTTATTAACAATATTAAGTTTTACGGTACACCAGTACAACCACCATTTTGTAATTGGGCATTCAATGTCTTCGAACCCAAACTCACGGAATACTGGAAAATCATTGATGACGATACCGATGTACTTATAACCCATAGTCCACCATACATGATTGGTGATTATGTACCATATACGATGCAACACGAAGGCAGTCCAAGTCTATATAAAGAGGTTATGGAAAGAATCAAACCAGTTATTTCAATGTTCGGTCATATCCATGAAGGTTATGGTGTAAAGGTAATTGAAAACACTACATTCATCAATGCATCTGTTTTGGACGGTGATTACATGGCGGTAAATGAGCCGATTCTTGTTGAATTAATTGACGGGAAAGTGAATGTCTTAACCAATAATTAAATTATATTTCTCAAATTTTCTTTGGAATGGAATTATGTCATTAAAAATATAATCACCCATTTTATTGATGTTTAATTTACCCGTAACCCTAATATGAGAATATTTAGTTTTCTTATTAACTCTAATTATTTTATGTTCAACACCCAATAAAGTTAAGAATTCCCCAAAAACGCCCCATTCTTGTTCATATGATCCCGAAACATAGAATTGGCGTAACCCATGCTTTTTATTCCAATAAAAACAACCATCGGCATCAATCCAACCCAAAATAAAATATTTTTTTAATTTGTCGGGAATTTTTCCCCAAATTTTTTCGGGTGTCATGGTCGATTTGTTTTTATAATCATTCTCGATCAGAAAATCAACTAATTCTTTATTGCTTGTTGATGCAATACTAACCTCACGTTTTTTATTTAATCTCAACCTCTCATAATATTTCCAAATTCCAGTTTTCTCAAAAATTGGTTTAAGCACATTAATATCCTCAGAAACACATTCAATTCTAATCAAATTATTAGTTCCAGTATTATTTATATGTCCATCACCCCAAATAAAACCAAGCAAATAAACCGATTCCTTCGTGAAGTTTTTTATGAAAATATTTTCCATCAATAATTACTTTTTGGACATTATTTTCTATTTATGGTAAAATTATAATACTATAAATAGATAAACATATGAGTATCAGTGAATTATTTAACACATTTCAAGAAGAATTTAAAGAAGACGAATTAAGGGGTGAATTTGTGTTACAGGGAAACGTAATGATTTGGTCGTATAATCTAAGTGCTGATGATGAAGACGAATTTGATTGTATTGCGGATAACGATGAAGATATTTCTGGTTTCGAAATCGAATGTGATGAAGAACTACTATTAGAGGCATATCATGAAGACATTGAAAAAGTGAAATTGTTTCTCGATGAATTAAACGAAACCGAGAACTGGAATTTTAGTGAACACGAAACTGTTGATGACGTGATTTTGTTTAAACTTTTTTAAGGTTTCCTGTAACTATGTCACAAATTTTTCGTATAATTGTGAAAATATTAGTTTATGGGAGGCAAAGCATTAAATAAGTACGGCATAACAACAGAGAGAAAATTAACATCGGATTTCCTTAGAATTGGTATGGAAATCAGAGACAAAATCGGTGAAGACTTTGATTATAAGGTCGAAACTGGAATCGTTACATGCTACCATCAGAAACCCGACCACGGAGATTTGGATTTACTGATTAAAATCGATGAACAATTCCATAACAGGAACATTGATTTGAGAGAATATATCGCAACAGCATTTAATCCACACGCCATTCACAACAATGGCGGTGTGTATTCATTTGACTACGAAAACTTTCAAATCGATTTCATTCCAGTTAGGGAAAGTAAATGGGAAATCGCAAAAACCTATTACTCGTATGACCCGCTTGGGAATATTATGGGTAAGACATTCCATAAGTTTGGATTGTCCTATGGTTGGGACGGTTTGTTTTACAAATTCAGGAATTTCAATGGCAGACTTGCGCAAAACGTTTTGTTAAGTACCGATGCCAGAAAAATTTTTGAATTCGGTGGCTACGATTACGACCGATATCTTCAGGGATTTGAAACTCTGGAAGACATCATTAGGTTTGCTATTGACAGCAAATATTTTGATGCCGAGATGTTTGAAATGAAAAACCTTAAGCATATCGATAAGAAACGAAATCGTAAACGTGGTAGCTACCATGTTTTCCTTAAATATTTGGAAGACCACGATATTCATCACGCCTATGAATTCGATTCCAATAAGGATAATTATTTGCCGATAATAAACAAACGTTTTCCCGAAGCCAAGCTACTGGAGAAATTGAATACGTTGAAAACGAAAGACAGACAAAACAAAATTCTTTCGCAGAAGTTCAACGGTGATATTGTAATGTCATGGCTCCCCAATCTAATGGGGAAGGAACTCGGACACGCTATGACCAAGTTCAGGGACTCCTTGGGAGAGGATTACGATGAATTTATATTGAATAGTAATTACAATGTCATCAGAGAACGATTTATGAATGCATATAATGAACAAAATAAGTAAGAATAGAGTACGTAATAACATATTAAAAGTCGGAAGCAAAAATCTTAATGCTGAAAATTGGGCGGTCTATCATCCCGATGGGACTCACATGTTTACCTGCGGTGAAAGAAAAGCAACATGGTATCTCGAAAGAGGACTGGCGAAGAGAACGGCTAAAGATAAAATCCAACTGACTTTCACCCCAAAGGGAAACGGGTTTGAGAATAACGAGATTTTTGGTAAGAGTGTTCGTAAAACAATATGTGTTGTCACTGGGGTCTCCGATGGACTTCAACGACATCACATTGTGCCTTATTGTTATAGAAGTTATTTCCCTGAAGAATATAAATCAAAAAATCATCATGACGTGGTTCTAATTCATCATGAAAAACACTGTGAATATGAAACAGAAGCCAGCAATTTTAAAGATGAGATTGCCGACAAATACGATATAAAGACCATCAAGGAATTCAACGTGGAATACACGGGTAAACTTCGTGAAGCTGGTAAAAAGAACGCCATACTTCTGAATAACATACATTCGTTATTTAACACATATGGTAAAGTAAGTCAAGACGTTGTATTGAAGAAACTCAAGGCGATTTCAGATGACACAGGTATTCCATTCGAAACGGTTTGTAATTATAATTACGTGCAACTCTATAAAATGTATCTCTTACTTAAAGAAACACATGAACAAGAGATGTATAGATTTAAGGGCGAGAACCGAATTAAATATGACCACGGTTATCATGTGGTACAGAAATTAATTGCTGAAGATAGTATTGAAGATTTTGTTAAACTTTGGAGAAGACATTTCATCGATGTCACGCAACCCAAACACATGCCTACGGGTTGGTCGATAGATTTCAGAGTGAAAACTAATATATAAAAGTCTTGCATTTCACATAAATTATTATTAATATTGTACAGAAAAACACATCGAAATGAAATTATATAAAGCATTAAAAGAAAAGAAAAATCTGATTGGTGAAATCAGCAGACTTAAGGAACAAATTAGAGAAAAGAATTCATATCTTGAGGGTTCGAAAAATGGTGAGAATTTTGATTCTACTGAGGCGTATAATGAGCTTCTCACTAAAATTGATGACCTTATTGGTTTGAAATACGCTATTAATGTAGCTAATCAAGAAATTCAGTCAAAAATCTACCTTCTCGGTGAACTCAAAGCACTTATTGCTTTCTGGAAAGAGGTGAGTGTCGTAGAGGGTGCACAGGTTGCTGGATACAGTGATAAGATTCAGAATTACTGCGTGCATTTTAGTGAACAAGAACGTAAAGAAATAACGGATAAATTCCAGAGGAAAGTAGATGCGATTCAGGACGAACTCGATGAATATAATTACGCCACCGAAATCGATTGGGACGCACCCGAAGAAATTCTGACCGATGAACAAATTGCGGAACGAGAAATCGATTCGAAATCCCAAGACAATAAAACAGAATAACTGCATGGGAGTGTGTTGTTGAGTATTTCAGAAATAATAAATTTAAACTACTTGAATCAGATAGAGATTGGAATGTTCAAGTGTCCAGAATTCAGGTTTTTAAGAATTAAATTTTAAGTGTTAAGATTCATATATATAATTTATTTCTTTAGGAAAAACACACACTCTTTTTAATTTTACCACAATGAAAGATTTAAGACCGCAATTCGATTTCGATGATATTCTCATCGTACCTAAAATAAAAACACATATCAACAGTAGATATAAGGGAATTGAGTTACCACCAAGATTACCATTATTTACAGCACCAATGGATTCTGTAATTAATGAAACAAATTATAGAACATTTCTGGATGCTGGAATAAATATTACATTACCACGTACAATAAAATATAAAGACTTCACAGTAAATTACGATAATAAAGTTCCACCTCATGGAATATTCATAAGTATGGGTTTTACTGACCTTGATTACGAACTTAAAACAAGTTTTAGGAATGTTAGAAGTGATGCACATATTTTAATTGATGTTGCCAATGGACACATGCAAAAGGTTTTTGATTATTGTAGAGAAATAAAAAGGTTAAGACCAGATATCGTTATAATGGTTGGTAACATAGCTAACCCCGAAACATATACTTGGTATGCCAAAGGCAAATGTGTTGATTATATCAGGGTTGGTATCGGAAATGGTGGTGGATGCTTAACAACGAAACAAAGTGGTGTGGGTTACCCAATGGCATCACTTATTAGTGCAACGTATGAAGCCAAGCGGAAATTCATGAAAGAAAACCCTGACAAAATAGCACCAGCAATAGTTGCAGACGGTGGAATGAAAGACCATAGTGACATTATTAAGTCATTGGCATTAGGTGCTGATTATGTGATGATTGGTAGCATATTTAATAAGGCATTAGAGAGTTGTGCACAAAATTATTTATATAAAATTAGAATAAATAAGAAGCTGGCAAGTTATTTGTTTAGTAAAGGATACCCAGTAAAAAAATATTTTAGGGGTATGAGCACCAAAGCAGCACAGAAGGCAATGGGTAAAACCAACTTCAAGACTTCGGAAGGTGTAACAAGATATCGTAAAGTGGAATACCATCTTAAGGGTTGGGTTGAAAACTTCAATCATTACCTGAGAAACGCAATGAGTTATTCCAATGCGAAGACACTGGAAGATTTTAACGGTAATGTTGAGATAATTCAGATTACAAAGAGTGCATATGACAGATTTAACAAATAAAGTCGATAAACTTATTAAAGATGATTTGGATTCGTTTCAAAATCTTGTAAATAAATATGGTGCGGTATTACAAGAGGTGTTACCTGAAAAAATTGTTCCATATGTTGCGTATATCATCGATATTTCCGTAACATATTTGCAAGGAAGTCATAATACTGTCAATGCGGATTGGAAAGCATGGTCAGTGCTTTTAATTAAAAAGTTGTTTGAAGACGGTAACATAAAAAATGAACAAGAAATTGTTCCAATTATCGATGAATTTCTCGAATATAAAGAAAAGGAATATAATGTCTGGTGTAAAGATGTAATTTCGGCAACGAATTATGATAGGGACAGAGGATTCTTTTATCGATTTTACTGGAAAAAAAACGGTAGTCATTAATAACTACCGTTTTTGGTTCTTAGCTTACTCTATTTCAGCCAACCGTTGTTCGTATCGTGCTTTTCTACCTTCCAATCTATCGATTTTTTTCTGAGAAACATTATTTTCTTCAAAACTTACAATTTTTTCTTCGAGTTTGGCAATATTATATTCCAAAATCTCAATGTCTCTTTCTTTGCTCATAATTATGTTTTTTATTTGAGTTTAATTTAATGTGAACTACCCACCCACGCCATAGGCGATGGGATGGGCTTCAGGAGTCAGCACTCCAACTAACGTTGGCAGTTCGTCCTGATTTTTAAGAGTAAGTTCCTTACTCAAATGATTTTTAAGGGCAAAAGATTTAATATTTATGGCAGCGTTAACATCACGGTCAAGAACAGAGTTACAAGACTTACAAGTCCATTCACGGTCTTTTAAGGTTAATTCTTTGTTGATGTATCCACAACAAGAACAAGTTTTGGACGATGGGGCAAAACGCCCTATTCTTAGGATGTTTACTCCATGCCAGTCAGCCTTATATTCAAGCATAGAAACAAAGGCTGACCAAGAGGCATCTGATATTGCTTGTGCTAAACAATAATTTTTAACCATATTTTTAACTGCTAAATCTTCCAAGCAAATCGTTTGGTTCTCACGAATTAACTTAGTAGATGTTTTGTGCAAAAAATCTTTGCGTTTGTTTACTACCTTTTCGTGTAGTAAGGCAAGACGTTTCTTTGTTCTCTTACCTTTATTTTTTGAGTATTTTCTTTGTACATATTTTAATTTATCTTGTGCTTTCCGTAGGTATTTTGGATTTTCAAAAACTTCTCCCTCTGATGTAATAGCGAAGTCTTTAATACCTAAATCAATCCCGATAGTTGTACTTTCATTGATTGCTGCTTTTTGTGGGATAATCTCATTTGTATCAACCAATATAGATGCAAAATACTTTCCTGTCGGCGTAACGCTAATAGTTGCACTCTTTATTATTCCTTTAATTGGACGGTGCAAAACAATATCAAGACCTTCTTTAAACTTGGGGATTATCAATAAGTCGTTTTCCACTATTACATTCTGTGGTACTGAAAAAGATTGTCTGCCTTTATGTTTTGATTTGAATTTAGGAAAACCAGCACCTTTAAAAAACTTCTTAAAAGCAATATCCATATTTTGGATTGACTGCTGTAAAGATTGGCTATTGACTTCTTTTAACCATTCATACTCTTTCTTTAATTCAGGTAGTTTTTTTATTAAATCAAAAGAAGATAAGTTTTGTTTAGAACCTAAATATACAGAGATTTTTGTTTCAAGGGCAAAATTATACACAAATCTACTACTACCAATATGCTTGGCAATCAACTCTTTTTGTAAGTTGGTAGGTGAGATTCTATATTTATATGCTTTGAACATAGTACAAATATACAACTATTTTATACAAAAAACAAATATTGTCTAAAAGAATTTATTATGGGAAATTTTATTAAATACAAGAGATTTACCAAAGAGTTTGGTGATGAAGAAAAAATTCAGGAATTTCTGGATGAATTAATTACTGATGGTTGGGAAATTGTTTATTATTACGAAAGACCTAAAGACTTAAAAACATTAAGTATTATCGTAATTGCAGGTAAAAATAGAAAAGAGGTATTGTAATGGCAAAGGATAGTGGATATCTGATAGAAACCAAATCAGGTAAAACAGGAAGAACATATCATCGTGAAGCACGAATCAATGATAAAGTCGTTGTTCATGTCGATGTCGATGGTAAGACAGTAAAAATGCTTTGCGACCCAAATACTATCACAACCATTGGATTTGTTGATTAATCATACAATATTTATTTTTTATCGTAAATTGTTTGGTGGTTTAATTTATTTATATATCTTTGTTATCCTTAATCAATTATAAACATAAAAATTAAAGTATGAAAAAAATTCTAACACTTATCGTTGCAATCTTCGCATTCGCAACATTCGGACATGCACAAGACGCTGCATTTACCGTTCAAGGTGGTTATTCATGGACAATGGGAATGGTTGGTGTCGAATACCAATACAATTATCTTGCTGTTGGTGCTGGCGTAATGCCCACCACAATGCCCGGTTCTGGTGACCCAATAACATCCTTCTCAGCATATGCTGCATGGACTAATTATAAACCCGATGAAAGTGGTTTATATGCCTCTATTGGGTTTGCATCGAATGGTTATCGTGCAGAAACAAGTTATAATGGTGGTTCTTGGGGCAGTGATGTAACTTCACCAATGGGAATTGTTAATCTCGGTTATAAATTACAATGGTATTCTGGTTTTAACCTTAAAGCTGAAGTCGGATATGGTTGGTGTGAATACGCCAAAGTGTTTACATATGGTATTACCGTAGGTTGGACTTTTGGAATTTAATGTTAATTTAAAAAGAAAGATAGACATGAAAAACATTTTACT